TTAGAAGTCCCGATAACCACGCACGACTTGCCCAATCACGACAAGGCTGTTTGCTTCTTCTGTATCTAGCTTTAATGGTCGATAGGATGGGTTGTCACTAATTAACTCTACTCCACCGTAGGTAAATTGTACCTTCTTTACCAACATTGATCCGTTGTGGTTTAGTACAAATATTTTCCCTTCTGTTAATTCGCGTTTAGAGCGGTCTACAATGATTTCTTCACCGTCCTTTAATGTTGGATACATGCTCTCACCACTTACCAAGAACATGGCGCAATCCTTCGCTTTTAATCGGCGAGACTGCAGCCATGCGCGTTCAACCTTGGTTGTGGTGATTTCTTCGTAACCATTATTAAATGCCCCACCGCCTGCGGATAGACGGACTTCTCGGCAGTCTTCAATCTCTATGAAAGTTTCATCATTACTAGCCTGTAAATTAATGTCATGCTTTACTGCCTGTGGCTTTGCTTCGTCCATATCACCTATACCAAGGGCTAACCATTCAAGGTTTACGCCTGAAGCATCTGCAATTTTTATTAAATTCATTCTAGAAGGGTCTGCTTCCCCTTTTACCCAGCGCGCCAATGAAGCTTGGGCTACGCCAACAGCTCTAGCAAATTCACTGTAATTATTCTTAAAGCTCTTTTCTGCAATCAATTTCATTCGATTTGAGAAGTTTTCATCGTAAATGTTTGGCTTACTCATCTTTTACGGTTTCCTTTTGTTTTTGTTAATCGTAAAACAAATGCCTAACGCATTGATTTTGTTTAATTTAAACCGTAAAGCAAAAATACTTTAAAAAAATTTAAGTTTTACGGTTGATTTGTTTAAAGTTTTACGGTTTAATACACACATCAGGTACATGAAAGGAGGTGTATTTAATGAGTGTATTAGGCGACACAAAAAAAGCCGCAGCAAATGATTGGCATCGTGCGGATATTTTGGCGGCGTTGCGTAAAAACGGATGGTCTTTGCGTTCTCTAGCTCAAGCAGGAAACGTGAGTTACAACACATTAAAGACCGCACTTGATAAGCCTTATCCAAAAATGGAAAGACTTATCGCTAATGCGGTTGGCGTTGCTCCTGAAGAGATTTGGGCTGCGCGTTCTCGGGAACGAATTGAACGTAACCGAAGACCTGTTTTAACGAATAAGTTTTAATCTTAAAGGAATTTAAACGTAAAAGAAACTAAAAGGATCATTTATGAATGAAATTTCTTTAAAAACGCACTATTCGGTGGCGGAGTTATTAAAACTTAAACTTTCAACCTTACCGCAAGCACACAAAAATGTTTTAGATAAAGCAAAACGCGAAAATTGGGAATCCCGTAAGCGCGTTGGCAAAGGTGGCGGAGTGGAATATGCGCTTTGTTCTTTACCACAGACATTACAAGACGAGATTCGCACAAAGTTTGCAGTATCTATTGTAAAAGCCAAACCCAAATCCCTCCCCGCCGATCTCCGTCAGGTGGAATTAAAAACCTTAACGGAAAAACAACGTGAAGTAGCGGGGGCAAGAATGGCGTTAGTTGCCCAAGTGGCACAGCTCGAACAAGCTCAGCCACGTTATAAGGCAATTAAGTTCTTTTGTGAACAAATCAAACATGGTGGCATTTCCGATGATTTGATGAGATTGGTGGAAACCGCCAATAACAAGAAAGGGAAAAATCGCACTTTATCTGAACGCACTTTGAACCAGTGGGTGTTGGATTATGAAAAGGCAGATACGCCAGAAGAACGATTAAAAGCCCTCGCACCAATGCAACGGGTGGCGAAAAAGGCAGAAGAAATTGTGTGGTTGCCTGACTTTTTGGCGGTGTATCGCCAAACCAATGGCATCAATGTTGCAGAAGCCTATCACTATTTTTCGGCTGAATGGGATGCACGTTTTGCAGATGAGCCATTGCGTTTAGAGATGAAACCTAGCATTGACCAAGTTCGTGCTGCGTTGGCGAAATTGCCAAAACACATTAAGGAAATTGGTCGTAAAACAGGCTCTGAACTCCGCGCCCTTAACACTTATGTGAAACGCGATTGGAGCGTGTTGCAGGTAAATGATGTGTGGGTGGGTGATGGCCATGCGATGAAATTGAAAGTCGCCCATCCTGAACACGGTCGCCCATTTATTCCTGAGGTGACATTAATAATGGATGCATCTTGTCGTTTTATTGTGGGTTGGTCGGCAAGCTTGGCGGAAAACGTTCTAGCGGTGGCTGATGCCTTGCGTTATGGCGTGGAACGCTACGGTATACCAGCAATTTATTACTCCGATAACGGTGGTGGTGAGAAAAACTGGATGCTTGATGGTGATATTACGGGGATGTTGCCACGTTTGGGGATTAATCACCAAACAGGGATTCCAGGCAATCCACAAGGGCGTGGGATTATTGAGCGGGTTCACCAAACGATTTTATATCGTATCGCTCGCCAGTTTGAAACCTATCATGGCACAGGAGCAGACCGCGACACTATTCGACAAGTTAGCACTGCAGTTATTTCACTAGATAAGGCAAAGCGTAAAGGCTCGACTCAACTAACGCCAAAGCAACAATGGGCCGTGGGTAAATTGCCAAGCTGGAATCAGTTTTTAGATGCGGTTCAAGCAGGGGTTGATTGGTACAACAACGAGCATGTGCATAGTGAAATCGGTATGACACCGGCACAAAAACGCCGTCAGTTGATGGAGAAAGTGAACCCTGATGATTTGGTATTTGTTACGTCGGCAGAATCAAGAGATCTATTCCGCCCAAGCGTATTAAGAACGCCTGAGCGAGGTTGGTTGAGATTATTTAATAACTTTTACTTCAGTACGAAGTTGTTAGATGTGGATGGTATCGAAGTGCAAGCATCTTTTGATATACACGACCCAAGCCAAGTGATTGTAAGAAAAAAAGACGGCACTTTTGTGTGTTATGCCGAATTAGATGGCAATAAACGTGATGCCTTCCCAGTTGCCTTTGTTGAGAAAGTTCGTAAAGAGCGTCATGCACGCCGTGCGAAATTGAAACAAGAACAGCTTGATGAGATTAATGCGGAAATGAATCCGATTATTACGATTGAGCATCAGCAATCAGGTTTTGAATTGTTGAAAACACAGGCAAAACCTAAAAATGAGAAAACGCCAATTTTCTTAACTAAAGCAGATAAAGAGGCGTGGGAACAAAGAAAAAAGTTAGTAAATGAATAAGGAGAACAAGATGAAAGCACAAGAATTAAAAGCGTTTATGGATGCGCACAAGATGAGCCAAAAACAAGTGGCGAGCTTATTTGATGTATCTATTACGACTGTTAGCCAATATATCAACGGTAAATATCCAACTGATACTAAATGGTTAGATAACAAAGTGGATGAATTATTGGCACGTCATAAGGCGAAAGTGGTTGAAGCAAAATACAACAATGCATTTGTACCCACTCAAACAGCAAAACGCGGTATGGAAATTATGCACTTCGCCCACGCAGAGGGCGAAATTAATGTGATTTATGGCGCTGCAGGATTAGGCAAGACGCAGATGCTAAAACAATATGCGAAAGAACATAGTTCAGCCATTTTGATTGAGGTTGATCCAAGTTGCACACCGAAAGTGTTGCTACGCAAGATTGCTGAAACTGTGGGGGCGACCAGTCGCGGTGTTAATAATGATGTTTTGGCAAGTATTGTGGAAAAACTCAACGGTGCGGAACGTTTGTTAATGATTGATGAAGCCGAGTTACTTTCTACCCGCTCTTTGGAATTTATCAGACGTATTCACGATTTAACAAATTGTGGGGTGATTTTAGCGGGCATGCCTCGCTTGTTGGTGAATTTAAAAGGCAAAAATAACGAGTTGGCACAGCTTTATAGTCGAGTTGGTTTTGCTTGCGACCTTGGCAATGCATTACCTGAAAGTGATTTGGCAATGTTAGCAGAAAGTGCACTTAATACGAGCGAATTTAATGCGGCTTTATTGAAAGCCTGTAAAGGTAACGCACGTCGATTAAGTAAGTTAATGCGCGGCGTTGTACGTTCGGCAGAGATTAACGAGACCGAAATTAGCGCAGAGATGATTGAACAATACAGCAAAATGTTAATTAGTTAAGGAGACGATTATGTTACAGGCAAAAACAACCAAACGCCTAAATAAAAACAACGCTTTAATGTTGGCTTATTTGGAACAAGTAGAAAAAGCAGTGAAACGCTTAAATGAAATGGGGCTTACTGTGGTGAATGTGCATTTTGAAAAAATCAAACCAACCTTGCGTGTGATGGCAAATGTGGTGACAGATCGCTTAGAGCGTGAACAACGCGCTTTTGTTTATCAAGTTGGACGCGATGTGGGGAGATACCAAGAAGCACAGTTTGCAATAGAAGGTATTCGAGTGATTTGGCGTAAGTATTTGAATTAGGAGGAGCGATGGCAACGCGTCGGCAAATTTATGCAGTCTATCGTGGCGAAGAGAATTTGGGTGACGGGACGGCAGAAGAATTAGCAAAGAAACTCAATGTGAGCGAAAAAACGATTTACTGTTCGGCAACCGCCGCCCGACGTGAACGTGATAAAGGTAAGCGGCTTGTAGTGATTAAGTTAGGAAAAGAGGAAATCTAAATGAAAGTAATGATTGAAGGTAAAGAATATTGGCGTGATGCCAAAGGCAATTTAACCCCTGCCGAGCTAGTGAAAGAAATCGACAAAGCGCGTGATGCGCTCGTGCATGAATGGGTGGAACGTGGTCGTGATTTAAGCAAAGACATCAGCCATTTTAAGGAAGGTATTTTTGGTGATGTGCAAGCCTTTATTGAGCTTTCTGCCGAGAAATATGGCGCGAAAGTGGGTGGTAATAAAGGCAATGTGACGCTGTTTAGCTATGACGGCAAATACAAAATTCAGCGTGCGATTAACGAAAGCTTGCAGTTTGATGAACGTATTCAAGCAGCAAAAGTGTTGATTGATGAGTGTTTGAATGAATGGAGCGAAGGCTCTCGCCCTGAATTAAAAGCATTAATTGAACGTGCATTTAATGTGGATAAGGAAGGCAATTTGAACACCTCTCGTATTTTGGGTTTGCGCCGCGTCGAAATCCAAGACAGTCGCTGGCAAAACGCGATGCAAGCAATTAGCGAAAGCGTGCAAGTAGTAAGCAGTAAGGCTTATGTTCGCCTTTATGAACGTGTTGGAGAAACCGATCAGTATGTGCCGATTGCGTTAGATGTAGCTGGGGCTTAAAGCTTATTTAAATGCCCTTTAAATCTCCCCTAACCCCTCTTTACAAAAGAGGGGGACGGGATGAGGGGCATTAGTAATAGGTTTTAATCATTAACTAAGGAGCAATGTATGGAAAAACTACGAACCTATAAAGATTTTAGCACGTTAGCTGTTGAAATGGAGCGTGCTGGTGCATGGGCAACCGCTGAGGCTGCTTGGCAGAGAGCGGCTATTGTTGCTCGAAAAAGCGAAAATGAAGAATGGGCATTAAACCGCCAAAAGATGTGTGCGCATTATGTGCGTTATCCAAATAGAAGACCGGAGGTGAGACATGGCTAAGTATGTGGCACGCTTTTATTGTTTGGTTGAAGCAGTTGTTGAAGCTGAAAGCAATGAACAAGTGTTAGATATGTGTGATTTAAATGTGTGTGATGTCAATAAACTGCCGCACACCATTACAGAAATTGATGATGTGGTTGAAGTGGAGGAAGTATGACTGAGCAAGAAAAAATGCGCTTAGACGAGCAATTAGAACAAGCGGCAAAACAGCTCACACACGCGCTTCGTGCATTACGTACAGGGCAAAATCAACATGCGGCGGTTTATGTTGGCAATGTGCAGAATTTGTTACCAGGGTTGAGAATGAGATTGGGGAAAGTATGAAAGTGCTAGATGAACATATCCTTGAGTATATTTGGGACGAAACATTAGACCGTATTGCGCAAGGAACCTTAGTGACTTATATCGGTGGAAGTGTTGGCACATATAGTGACGAGCATGCGACGAAAGATGCGGAAAGCTTTGCAATATTGCACGTAAGCCAACTGATTGCTGGCTCTGGATTAAGCGAAAGTCAGTTTAGACGACGGGTTAAAAAGCTTATGGCACAAGGTGTTTTGTTGCAACGCATTGGGCCAAATAGCTTTGTGATTAACTCGGATGTGGTTAAAGACGCAGCGGTACATGCCGCACGATGTTGGCGCGCAATCGGTGTGCCGTATGGTATGGACGATAGCGGTAAAGCCTTTAAAACCTTACCTATTAACGCTCTGCCGAGAAGCATTTTTGAGTTAAAGACCAATTGTTATCGGATTTTGAGAAGCAAATATCCCACTTATTAAAGGAGCAAATATGAGACCTGAATTTAGATATTTTAAATGCGCATTAAGAGTTGAGCCTATTAAATCATTAGATGAGCAATGGCGAAAAGATAGAGAGCTCAGAGATAAAAAACTTGATGCTATTTTTGACACTATCCCATTTTATGAATGTTGGAGAGGAAGTGAGCGTAATATATTTGGAATTGTTTGTAGTTTAGATAGCGATGAATTTGCCAAAATCAAAGAGGATAAGACCTATAAATTTGAAATAGTTGAAAATGAGAAAGTTGTCATCACTGGCAATGGCAGAACAAAAGCCGGTAAGGCATTTAACGATAAAATCCAAAGCGTTAGAGATATTTTAAATCAATACCCAAGCTTTAATGATTTTATGCTACGAAAATTAAAACTTAATTGCTGGGTGCTTGGCACGCGCACTGGTTATGTATCTGTATGCGGTGTTGCAAGTGACTACTTTATCGTTTCAATACCAGTTAAATCAGATGGTTTTGGTGGGGATGGCTTCCCGGAAATTCCGGAATGTTTAACAGAAATAAAACAAAGTGAATTTTTAATGTTACAGGGGAAATAGATAATGAATGACAAAATTTATGAATTTAGAAAAGTTGAAGACTTTTTGCAGTTAACCGAAGAACAGTTTAATCGTTTCTTGCCTGATTTTATACATTGGTTTGCTATTCGCAAAACATTTATACAAAAGAAACAAGTCGCTATCGAAGAGCTTGGTGTTTTTGTGCAGGTTAATCCGGAACCGGTTATTAAGTGGAAGGATGATGGAAAAACTGGGGTTGATGGTTACGAAGTAACGATTAGATACCATCAACATGGCGAAAATGATGTAAAAATCAAGGTAAGAAAAGAAAAATAAAACCCATTTACAGCCCATTAAATCTCCCCTAACCCCTCTTTACGAAAGAGGGGAATGAGTTAGATAAAGTGGGCTGAATAATGTGTTTTAAACCAAGTTTAAAGGAGTTTTAAAAGTGAAACTATGTCGTTGTCCGATTTGCCATAGTGACATCCATTTGGATGCGCTGTTGGAAGATGATGCGGGGCGTGAGATATTAGGGATTATTACTAATTTAAAAGGCAATAATGCCCGTGCGTTGGTGAGTTATATTGGGTTGTTTCGCCCTGAAAAATCTGCGCTATCTAATGGGCGTGCGTTGAAATTAATGCAAGAAGTATTAGAGATGTATCAACCTAGCCCATTATTGGCTCATGCGTTGAATGAAACGGTGCAAGCGGTGATGAAAAACCGTCGGGAAACCCGCAATATTCAAGCTCTAGCGAATCATAACTATTTGAAGAAAGTGTATGAAGGGGCGAAACCGTTGTTTGCAGTGGTGCGTAATGAAGGCAAAGCTGAAATGCAAAGCGTTGTGGCGCAAGAAGAGAATAAACGTATGGAAGCTATTCAATATATTGAACGTTATGCCGCTGTTGGGCAGTTGCAATTTGTGGAAAATATGCCTGAGTTTGCTGTTTGGAAAGCCTGGAAAGCGGAACAGGAGAAAGGTTATGCAGCGTAAATCATTAATTGCGAAAATCCATATTGGGAAAAATCAATTGGGGCTTGATGATGAGACATATCGCGGTTTACTTGCCAATACAACCGGCAAAACCAGCTGCACAGAGATGAGTGACAGTGAATTACACCAAGTCTTGAATGTGATGGCTCAGAAAGGTTTTAAATCCAGTTCAAGCTTTTGGGGAAATAGGCCGTCACCAAGTGAAGATAAGAAAATTTATCTCGCTAAAATTACCGCACTTTTAATCAAACACAACTTACCGAAAGAATATGCCGATGGTATTGCAAAACGATCTTTTAAAGTGGATTTTATCCATTGGTTACGTCCGTGGCAGTTAAAGAAAGTCGTGCAGATGTTGTCAGTGTATGACCGGAATAAAAAGACGTTGTAAGATGAAATTATCAGGTGTAAATTAAAGGCTCTTTGGAGCCTTTTTTATTGGATTTTTTATGAAGAATTTATTTGTGATTATATTGCTTGCCAGCTCTTTTGCTGTCAATGCAGGGGTGTTTGACCATGGAAAAGAAGAAATTAAAATGTTCAAAGATTATCCGTTTGATATTCATAAGAATGATTTTTTAGAGCGATTCAAGTATTTTGGAAAATGTATGGTTTATTCCGAATCTAGAATTTGTGCTCCTGAAGGATATGAATCGCTTTATGGAGCAAAATTTAATATAGTCATTACTTTAGATAAAAATAAAACAAATGGAGTTATTCTTCGTCTAACCGATGCAAGTATTGCAAGAGCTGATTTTTGGGAATTATTTCGAGGATTAATTAAATCAGGTTTTTCTCTTTATCAAGTTGAGGATAAAGATGGTATTGCAAATCGTTTTGACGATATTTTAGCATCAACTAAAACAGGACAGAAAATAAATAATGTTGATTCAAAATTAGATATTCTAGAATCAAAAGAGCGTACATCTCAAAAACTCTTTTATGTAGAAACCGATAAGTTGAATTCAATTTTGAAGTCAGGGCAAAGATTTTCTTCATCAGAAGATATAATTTCTAGACTTCCAAAAGATACAAGATTTATTGAAATGGACGTAATGAGTTTTCACGATCAGAGTTATTCAGTTGAAATAAAAATATCATTACCTAAACTGGAAGTTACAAAGGCAGATGACCGCCCTATTGAAAAGTTTTAGTCAAATCCCACTTCGGTGGGATTTTTTTTTATCTTTTTTCTGCAAAATACCGCCTTTTTAAAATTTCCGTGTGAGAATGAGCAAAAAATAACATTGCGGAGGTTATTATGGTGGCGAATTTGGAAGATGTAGCGGAACTTCTGCCGGAAACCGTACAACAGATGGTTGATTTAGTTGGGTTTCCTGCTGTTGAAAAAATCATTACAAATTTTGGTGGGGCAACCTTTCGATTTACTGATGGGGTGCATTATTTCCCTAAGCTCAAAGCATTAATTGGTTTGGAAAGTGCGGTGAAATTACGCGAAGCTTTTAGAGGTGAATGGGTTTATATTCCACGCTGCGAAACGGCTTTGCGAGTGTTGCGTAATTATCGCTTTAAGGCTGATTTTGATTGTTTAACCCAACATTTGAACAAATCAGGACGCATGGCCATGCTTGAACTTTGCCCTAAATATCAATTATCGGATCGCAGTGGTTGGGAAATTGTGGCACAAGTGCGTAATCCTAAGGAGTCCAGTAATTTCGCCTTGTTCTAGTGCTGAAGTCGCTCCACTCTTAATCTTACTCTCTTTTTTCGATAATACCCTTAATCATTAATAGATTAAGGGTATTTTTTTATGTCTTTAAATTTTACACAGATTTTCAACCGTTTAATTGGTCATGAAGGCGGCTACGTTAATGACCCAAGAGACCCAGGTGGGGAAACCAATTGGGGGATCACTAAACGTACAGCTCAGGCAAACGGTTATCAAGGCAGTATGCGAGCAATGACGCGTGAGCAAGCTTATAAAATCTACTACTCTGCATTTTGGCTACGTTATCAATGCGACAAAATGCCAGAAGCGGTGGCTTATCAGTTTTTTGATGCTGCGGTAAATCATGGGTTAGGTAATGCGAGTCGTATGTTGCAACGTGCAGTCGGTGTTGTTGATGACGGTGTGATTGGCAATATGACGATTGCCGCTATTAAAAAAATGGCGATTTCTGATGTGATTATGCGTTTGAACGCTGAACGCCTTGAGTTTTATTGCAAACTTAGCACTTTTACGACTTTTGGTAAAGGCTGGGTTCGTCGCGTGGCGGGCAATCTTAAATATGGAGCAATTGATAATGAAGTTTAAATTTTTAGGCGTGTTTAAACGCATGTTTAGCTGGTTAGGCAATAAAGGGAAACAACCGAAAAAACGACCGCACTCTTACAGTAAGAATGCGTGGAGTTATATCGCACGCGGGAGACCAACCCCAGCTAAAGCGATTATGTGGAGGTTATGCCGATGAATAAGTTTTTTGAATTATTTACCAATAGTGATGGTCGTGCGAGTACGACAGGTTTTATTCAGTTTTTCGGTTTCTTAGTCATGGCCGGTGTGCTGATTTATGCCGTTTATCTTGACCGTTCTACGGTCACTGACTTGTTTTTTTATTTTGCTTGTTTTTGCGGTGGTTCGGCTGCAACCAAGGGTGCTGTAATGGCATATCAAGCCAAACAAACCAAGCTAGAAGAACAGATTACCAGTGAAGTTTATGTCGAACCGGAACAAATGGATAGACCAAGGGGGATTTAATGACGCTACAGATGATTCTAATCGGCTCAGGTGCTGCACTGGTTATTTGTGGTTATGTGGTATTTAAGCTCAGACGTGCCGGGCATGAAATTGACCGATTATTAAAAGATAACGAGCAGTTGGTGCGTGAAAAAGCTGTCTCTGATACGCAGGTGAAACATTATGAAATGAGAAAACAACATGAAGAAAGCAGTCGCAATACTAACCGTGACACTCTTATTAATGAGTTGCACAAGTCGGGGGATCTCCGTGATTAATGCAAGTTGTGCCGGTTTTTCGTTGATTTCCGCAAGCCGTCAAGATACGACTGAAACCTTGCGTCAAATTAAAGTGCATAATGATGTATACCGAACCATTTGTCAGCGAGGTGAAAATGGAAGTACACATTAATGGGATGATGATTTTTAATGGGTTGGTATCTGTTGCGGTGTTCTTTATTGGTGTGTGGTTTAAGAAATTAGACAGTGAGTTTAAAAGCCTGCATGACGAAGTTAAAGAAGTCAAGCGCGATTATGTCTCAAAAGAAGTGGCTGGTATCACTAATCAAAGCATTTTAGATAAATTAGGGGCAATTTCTGAGCAATTGCAGTCCATTACGAAAAAATTAGATAACAAGGCAGATAAATGATGTCAGCAAGAGATCGGAAACGCTTAGAGCAATTAACCGAAAGCGCACAAACAAATGCAAAACTAGATGATATTTTAGATTTGACCCGTGCAATCAATCATAAAATCGACCGTTTAGATGGGCGTGTAGATGATATTGATGTTCGTTTAGCTAAGGTAGAGAACAACCTGGCTAAATTGGGTGTGCGATCCGCTTTAGTTGGCGGTTTAGGCGGTTTATTGGTATCGGTTGGATTTGAGCTAATCAAAGCCAAGTTAGGAGGCTAGTTAATATGGCACATGATGAAAAAACCAAGGCAGATGTGCGCCGTTATTATGTGTTTGATTGCTTAACGCTTGAATTAGCCGCTGAAAAAGCAAAAGTGTCCTATAACACTGCTCGACGTTGGAAGAAAGAAGCGGAAACACGTGGCGATAACTGGGATACCGTGCGCGACGCCAACACCATGGCAAGCGGCAAAGTAGAAGACGTGGCGCGCGGTATGCTCACCACCTTTGTGATCTACTTTGAAAAAACCATGGAAGAGCTACGCCATGCGGAAGATTTGCCTGTAAGCGATAAAGCTAAACTGATCCAAGGTTTAGGTGATAGCTATTCAAAAATGGTGGCGAGTAGTAAGCGGTTATTGCCGGAAGTGTCGGAACTGGCGACGGCTGTTAAGACAATGATGATGTTCGGGGATTATGTGCAAACAAAAACAACGGATAAACAAGTACTTGATGTCATTATCGACGCATTAAACGAGTTCGGTGCAATCTTAAAAAAGGAATATAAAGAATGAGACTGCTAATTCATTATTTGCCCTGTATTGTTTCCATTATTTGTGCCTACTTTTTATTAAAACATGGTGTGAGTGGCTGGGGCTGGTTCCTTTTTATCGGTTTATTAGTCACGCCATGTAAGAGTAAATAAAATGAGAAATAAAGATCTTTTAGCCGAATTAAAAGCCTATTCAGACAGCTTGCGACAAAAGGTCGAGGCAAAGTTTGAGGGGTGGGATGATTCTCTTGCTGCCATTAGTGAGCGACGCAAAAAGGTGCTAGATCCTGTTTCGGGCTATGACTTTTTTGTGTCGAATTACTTTCCGCATTATGTGCGTTCTAGCTCTCGTTCGCAGTTGCATAACTATCTTTTTGAGCAGTTGCCACAAGTATTACAACAGCCATCATCAGTGCATTTAGCCATTGCTGCGCCACGTGGTGAAGCTAAATCGACCTTGGTTTCCCAGCTCTTTACACTTTACTGTCTTGTGACACAGAAAAAACGCTATGCGTTGATTGTGATGGATAGTATCGACCAAGCCTATCCAATGTTAGAAGCCATTAAAGTAGAGTTGGAATTTAACCAACGTTTGCGCATTGATTTCCCTGAAATGGCTGGACAAGGGCGTGTGTGGCAAGCCGCAACTATTATCACGAAAGCCAATCAAAAAGTGCAAGTGGCAGGCTCTGGCAAAAAATTGCGTGGTTTGCGCCATGGGGCGTATCGTCCTGACTTGGTGGTACTGGATGATATTGAAAATGACGAACAAGTGCGGAGCCCTGAACAGCGTGACAAATTGCACGATTGGTTGAAGAAAACCGTCCTTCCGTTAGGGGCGGCTGGGGATAAGTTAGATGTGGTGTATATCGGGACTATTCTCCATTACGACAGTGTTTTAAACCGCACTTTATCAAGTAAAGCGTGGAAGACGGCAAAGTTTAAAGCTTTAATTCGTCAGCCTGATGATATGAGCCTATGGGATAAGTGGGAAGACTTCTACTTAAACGAAGGCGAAGCGGTGGCTGATGCTTTCTATACGCAAAATCAAGCGGCAATGGATAAAGGCGCAGTGGTGAGTTGGGCTGCTCGCCCAATTTTAACCTTGATGAAAATTCGGGCGCGTGATGGGCATGCCACCTTTGATTCGGAATATCAAAATGACCCGTTAAGCAGTGATGATGCGATGTTTGCCAATAGTTTGACTTATTGGACGGAATTGCCAGCAAATTTAATTTATTTCGGTGCGCTTGACCCATCCTTAGGAAAAGCAGGGGCAAGCCGTGACCCATCCGCCATTTTAGTGGGCGGGTATCACCGAGAAACAGGCAAGTTATATGTTGTGGAAGCGCAAGTGAAGAAACGTCTGCCTGATTTAATTATTGAAGATGTGATCCGTATGCAGAAGCAATACCACTGTCAGCGTTGGTTTGTTGAAACGGTGCAATTCCAAGAATTCTTAAAAGACGAATTAGTGAAACGCTCGGCACAACGTGGCATTCCTGTCCCCGCAACGGCGACGAAACCCAATACAGACAAAATGTTGCGTATTGAGAGCCTGCAACCCCACATGGTGAATGGCTTAATTTTGTTGCATAGCTCGCAAGCTACACTGATTTCTCAATTACGCCATTTTCCAAAGGCCGACCATGATGATGGCCCAGATGCATTGGAGATGCTATGGCGTAATGCGGTAAGCAGTTCTGCAGCGATTGAATGGATTAGTATTAGCGAGTTAGAAGATAGCGATTGGGATGAAGATGAGGCGGATCTTTATTCTGTGTGGAAACAATAAGGTAAATTTATGGGATTGTTAGACAAATTTAAAAGCCTTTTAAAAGGTAATGAAACAGAGCCAACACAAACCGATGATGCAGAAGTGACTGCAACGGGGCGTGTATTAGATGATCACCCCTCTGCAAAAATTACCCCTTCAAAATTAAAGCAGATTTTAGAGGATGCCGAAAACGGCGATATTCAGGCGCAGCATCAGCTTTTTATGGATATTGAAGAGCAAGATAGCAGCATTGCGGCAAACATAATGACACGTAAGCGTTCAGTGCTTACGCTTGATTGGCGTATTGTTGAGCCACGCAATGCAACACCTGCAGAAGAAAAATTACAAGCAGAAATTGACGAGCTATTTTACCAATATCCTAACCTTGAAGATTTATTTATAGATCTCATGGATGCGGTTGGTCATGGTTTTTCTGCACTCGAAATTCAATGGGCTCAGGTGGATGGCAAATGGGTTCCAAAAGGCTTTAAAGCTTGTCCACAGTCCTGGTTTAAATTAGATAAGCACGATAATTTGTTATTACGTACGCCAACTAATCCAATGGGCGAACCTTTACGACCATTCGGCTGGGTGGTTCATCGCCATAAATCACGCTCTACACAACTTGCCAGAGATGGGTTGTATCGCACATTGGCATGGCTTTATATGTATAAGCATTATTCGGTGCGTGACTTTGCTGAGTTTTTAGAACTCTATGGTATGCCGATTCGCATTGGTAAATATGGTGCAGGCGCTACGACAAGTGAAAAGCGCACACTGTTACGTGCACTTGCAGACATTGGTCACAATGCCGCAGGTATTATGCCTGAATCCATGCAGATTGAACTTCACAATGTAGCAAGTGCTGGGGCTGCATCAGGTAATAATCCATTCTTACAGATGGTAGATTGGTGCGAAAAATCTATCGCTCGGTTGATTTTGGGGCAAACCTTAACATCAGGGGCGGATGGTAAAAGCTCCACCAATGCGTTAGGTAATGTGCATAATGAAGTGCGTCGTGATTTGATGATTAGCGATGCGAAGCAGATTGCACAAACTATCACTCAACAAATCATTTTACCGTATTTGCAGATTAATATTGATCCGAATATTGCCCCTTATCGTGTTCCTTATTTTGAGTTTGACACGAAAGAATATGAAGATTTATCGGTATTTGCAGATGCCATCCCTAAACTTACGGGCATTGGAGTGCAGATTTCGGAAAGCTGGGTTCGTGATAAATTAGGTATTCCTGAACCGCAGGAAGGTGAGTTGATTTTAAGCACACCGCAAGGCGAGAAAACGGACGAAAAAACGACCGCACTTTCTGCCGTGTTTAATCACGGAGAAGGTTGTGCTTGCGGTTGTCGTGCTGCTGCGTTGTCGGCGCAGAATGGTAAAAAGGACGAACAAGATGAACTGGACGGTTTGATTGATGATGCACTGGCAAATGCGGATTTTAATCAACAGCTTGATCCTATGATGAAACAAATTGTAGGCGTGGTCATGGCAAGTGAAAGCTATGACGAAGCACAGGAAAAACTGATCGCACTTTATCCTGATTTAACCAGTGAAAGCCATCAAGCTTATTTGGCAAGTGCGGTATTTTTAGCTGATTTATTAGGAGCAGCCAATGCCGAGCGCACCTAAGTTTGCTATTGGTGTGGAACCAAAACAAGCCATTGAGTTTTTGCGCCAAAAGAAAATGCTTGCCAGCAAGGTGTTAGCAAAAGAAATGCACGATAGCGCATTGGCACGTGCTACGACGATTGCGCGCCTAACCAGTCTTGATATGACAAAGGATATTTACCAATCTTTAGAAACCGCTATGCGCGAGGGCAAAGGCTTTCACGCGTGGAAAAAAGAACTGGTGAGTGAATTTGAACGTAAAGGCTGGATTTTTGGGAAAGATCCGTCTATTCGTGGTATTGATGGGCATTTACTGGCAGATCCAAAAACAGGGGAATATTTTGGTACGCCGCGTCGGTTAAATACGATTTATCGTGTCAATATGCAGTCAGCTTATTCGGCTGCGCGTTATCAACGCTTGCGTGATAACGTGGATAATCGCCCTTATTGGCAATATTCCGCCGTGGGTGATGCGCGTACTCGCCCTGCCCATTTAGCATTGAGCGGTAAGGTGTATCGTTATGATGATCCGTTTTGGACGACATTCTATCCGCCTAATGGGTTTAATTGTCGCTGTACGGTGATTGCGTTAGGCGATAGAGATTTGAAACGCCGTGGCATGGATAAGCCTGACGATAGCTCGGTATTTTTGGTGGAAGTAGAACGCCCTGCGGATAAACAAGGTAATCGTGAAAAGACGGTAGGTTTTAAATTGCCTGATGGCACAGTACGTGTGACGGATAAAGGCTTTGATTACAATGTAGGGCGATTAAACTACAAGCCTAATTTGGATCTTTATCCTGAAAAGTTATCGCATCAATTTGCCAAAGCAGAAATGACTGGGGCTGAATTTAAATTAGATTACTTGAAGCTATCTCAGCATATTGAACCCCATCTTGATGCGTATAGAGCACTTAAAAACCGAAAAGAACGTGATGAGTTTCTAAGTAAACTGCGTGATAGTTATTCGAAGAATTTTAAGTTTGCTGCCGGAATACTTAGTCAAGAATCAAGAGAGACGCTTGGTACAGAACTTAAAACCGTGTGGCTATCAGATGACTCGGTAGTTAAACAAATTGCACATCGTTATGGCCAGTTTGGTGTTGAAGCTTATGATAAGTTACCTGATGTATTAAATATGCCTGATAAAATTGAGATGAGTAAAAATAATCACTTTGAATTTTATAAAACAATCGATGGTGAAAAATATGTCGCGGTGATTAAAGTACTTGAGAAAGTGCAAGAAATCTATATGCAGTCATTTAGACGAGATTGATTTTATACGCGCCATTAGGTGGGACTCGGATCCCCCACACATATTTCCCGGGTCTATTTCACCCCATCGTTTAGCAGTTGCCGAGATTCGCTGCAACAAACGGTGCGTAGAACTAATATACTCATGTTTATATTGAAAAGCAACTATGATTGAAATTGAAATCAATAACGCACAAGAAGTTGCCATTGTACTAGAGCGACTTGCACAAGCTACCACTCATCGCACCCCGTTAATGCGAAGTATTGCAGGCACAATGGAATCTGCTGTGCTGCAAAATTTTGATGTTGGGGGGCGTCCAAAATGGCTGGGGCTTAAATATCGCCAAGGTACACCGTTGGTTGATACAGAAAATTTGATGGGCAGTATCACGTCTGACTACACTAACGATACCGCTGTTGTAGGAACGAATGAACCGTATGCGGCGATCCATCAATTCGGCGGTAAAGCAGGGCGCGGTCGCAAAGTGGATATTCCGGCGCGTCCTTTCCTTGCTTTAACGGCCCAAGATGAAGCGGATATTTTGGAAGATATACAAGATTATTTTCAACGTTTAATCGGATAAATCATAAAACCGCCATAAATCGCACGTATAGCGGTTTTATTATTTCAAGGTATAAGTTTTCATCTTTAATTTTTTAAAACGTTTTAAAACGGTTTTAAAGCGTTTTAAAATGGGTTTGTGTTGTTTCTTATAATCTAATCTTTTATTCCTCCAATATTTACTCTTTCAAAAAATTGAAATTATGTGACCGTGCTGAAGTCGCTCATCTCTTTTTACCCTTTCTTATCAAGTATTCTGTCATCCTAGATTGAGTTTTTAAGGATGGTTTTAGATGAAATTAACAGTTGCCGCTTGTAGTTTTGAAATTGACAAAGCGAAGTATGGTCGCATCCAACTTTTACCTTATGGCAAGTTTAGAGCTATTGACGGCAGACCGACAGATGTGGAGGCATGGTATGTAACCGATACGAACGGGGCTGATGTTGTGGCATTGGCTAACAGTCAGAAAAATCCCCTACCCATTGACTACGAACACCAAATCTTACATTCCCAGCAAAACGGCAAAGAGGCGCCTAGCGCAGGTTGGATGGAATATCTCTATTTTAACCCACAAGGAATTTTTGCCGATGTCCGTTGGACGGACAAAGCTGCGGAATACATCAAAAATGGCGAATATCGTTATATCTCTGCCGTGTTTGCCTATGACACGAATGGTTATATTCGCAAAATCTTTCACGCTGCACTGACTAACAACCCCGCTTTAGATGGTATGGACGAAGTGATGGTTGCCGCCAGTGTGCAACTTTTAAATCAACAAAAGGAAAAGCCAGCAATGGACAAAAAATTACAAGCCGCCTTGTGCGCGTTGCTTGCATTAAAAGCAGACGCCAGCGAAGCGGAAATTACCGAAAAAGTGACCGCACTTTCTGCCGCTAAAGGCGATAGTCCAGTCGCACTGTTAGATGTGTATGCCAAATTAGCGGAAAAAGAACAATCTGTCGCAGCACTCACTGCGCAGGCAGGCAAACCTGACCCGGCTAAATTCGTGCCGGTGGAACAGGTTGCCGCATTACAGGCTGATTTTAATGCGCTTAAAATATCTGTAGATGCAGACAAGAAAGAGGCATTAATCACAGCGGCATTATCGCAAGGCAAACTGGCTCCTGCATTAAAAGATTGGGCGCAAAGTTTATCTGTTGAAGCATTAAGTGCTTACTTAGAAAAAGCACCTGCAATGGCCGCATTAAGTGGTGAGCCACAAGCAAAAGGCGACCCAGAGCAGAAAGTGGCAGCGTTAAGTGCGGCAGAGAGTGCGGCAGCAAAAGCGTTAGGCTTAAGCGAAAAAGATTATATGGCAACCTATAAGGAGCAAAAATAATGGATAAATTCAAAAAATCGGAACTTTTAAAAGCTCTTGATGAAGCCTTTAAAAAAGACTTTGCAAGCGGTTTAAACGTGATTAATCCTCAATGGTCAGAAATTGCTATGAAGATTGCAAGTTCTACCGAAACCAATACTTATGGTTGGTTAGGGCATTTCCCAAAATTGCAAGAATGGGTGGGTAAACGTCGTTTACGCAAAATGCAAGCGCAAGGTATGCAAGTATCGAATAAGTTGTTTGAAAGCACTGTTGCTATCCCTCGCACCAATATTGAAGACGACCAGGTTGGCTTATTTAGTCCGATGGTAAAACAAATGGGACAAAGTGCGGCGGAATTACCTGATGATTTAGTATTTGGCTTAATTAAACAAGGTAAAAGCACCCTTTGCTATGACGGGCAGAATTTCTTTGATGACGATCATCCTGTTTTTGCGGAAGTCGATGGCACAGGCAATCAAACCACTCAAAGTAATATTACCAAAGGCAGTGCAGCAGGAAAACCAGCGTTTTATTTGTTGGATACGACGAATGCCGTGAAGCCGTTTATTTGGCAAGAACGCTTAACCCCTGAAATTGAGACGAAATTTGATCCGTCTAAATCTGATACGGTATTTATGGAAGATACCTATATTTGGGGTGTGCGTGCGCGTGGTAATGCAGGTTTTGCATTCTGGCAACTTGCTCACCGTGTAGAAGACAGCGAATTAACTGAAGATGTCTTAATGGGCGTGTTGGCAAAAATGAAATCCTTAAAAGGCGATGGCGGTAAATTATTGAACATTCGACCGAATGTGTTGTTAGTGCCACCTTCTCTTGAGCATGCCGCAAAAAAATTAGTAGAAGCCGACATTATCAATGGTACAAGCAATGTGTTGAAAGGGACGCTTAAAGTGATGGTGTCTTCACAGATTGTGGAGTAATCCGTCTCTTTTCTTGCCTTCCCCCCCCACTTACGAGGGAAGGCAAGAAATTACTAGGAGGAAACTATGGCAAAGAAACAGCAAAACAAGACAGACGATGAAGTGAAAACCGACACGTCCGAAAATACTGCAGAAACCGACCGCACTTTAGATAAGCCGGATGACGCGCCCAAAGGCAGTGATGTGATTCATCCTATTGCCTATGCGGTGACGTTACGTGAAATTCATCCGCAGCCGTCTTATGGTCGATGTGGTTATCGTTTTAACAAGGAAAGTGCGGTAGAAATTCCGGCTGATGATTTAACCGGTGAGCAAGTGATTATTCTTGCGGAAGATCCTTGGTTAGAGCTTGTTCCAGTGTGTGAGGAATAACGATGAATTATGCCACAGTGTCTGATTTTATTTTACGAGTTGGTGAACTTGATGCAATTGAGTTAACTGATCGTGATCGTACCGGTAGTGTTGATACAACAGTGCTGAATGTGGCGTTATCGGATAGTTCTAGCCAAATTGATGGTTATTTGTCAGCGCGTTATGAATTGCCATTATTGGATATTCCGCAAAATCTTGTGCGGATTTGTTGTGATTTAACCCGCTACCGTTTGGCATCTATGTCACAGGTGGGTAATACCGATGAGATTATTGAGCGATACAAATTAAGCTTAAAAGAGCTTGAGGCAATTGCTAAAGGTCAAATTTCACTTGGTATTGCTAACTCAAATACAGAAGATGACGGCGATAATGGTGTGATGTTTACTAATCCGAAAAACAGGGTGTTTGGCCGTGATAACGAAAATCGAACAAGCACTTGTTGAGCGTCTTCAAAAAGGATTGGGTCGTCTCGTTAATACGGTGAAAAGCTACGGTGGAGAGCTAGACGACGACAGTTTATCTGTGTCTCGCTTGCCGATTTGCCTTGTTACCTTTGGAGGGGCTCGCATTGAGCGTATGAGTACCAATGCAAGACGACATCAATCAACCGCAAATTTTGTCATTATTTTAGCCGTGCGATCTTTACGCAGTAACGTCGCAGCTAGACAAGGTGGCATTGATGAGCGTGAGGTAGGCGTTAATCAGCTTATTACTGCCGTGCGTCGTTTGTTGGATGCGCAAACTTTGGGGCAATTAGTTAAACCACTAAAACCCACAAGAGTTCGCACTATTTTCAACAATGCCTTATTCAAGGGAGGAGCGATTACCGCTTACTCGATTGAATACGAAGCCGTTTATGATGATTTTCAGCCACTTGATGATGGGTATTTCCCAGAAGCTACGCAGGATAAAAGTAATCCTGACTATGTGTTTAGCGCTTATCGAGCCAAGTTATCCGATCCATTACCGTTACTTGAACAAGTTCAAGGACGGATTTATGACCCAACCACGCAGGCGGAAGAGCAGTTTAAGGTGGAAACTGAGGTAAAAAATGAAAGTTAAAGCAAGACCAGGTATTAAGGTGCCATTTGAAACACAGCCTTATGCCTATATTGAACAAACGCCGGTTGATATTGAGCCGTCGATTTATTATCAGCGTCGTATTAATGACGGTGATTTGATTGTGATTACTGAAACACGTTCACGCAAAGAACAGGAGAAAAACAATGGCTGAAACTAACATTGATTTTGATAATATCCCGACAAGTATTCGTCAGCCGGGTGTTTATAGTGAATATAATTCGCGCAATGCGGTAAGCACGCTACCAACCAATGAGCAAAATGTATTAATTGTTGCACCAATGGTGAATGGTACTGCGCCTTTTACTGCACCCGTTCAAGTGTACTCTGATTTAGATGCTAAAAATCAATTCGGTGCAGGTTCTTGGGCTCATTTAATGACCCGTGTAGCGATTCAAAATAACCCGTTAATCCGTTTATCCGTGATTGGGTTAAAAGATAGTGATTCAGGTGTAGCCGCAAAAGGCACCGTGACGTTAGCCGGTACAGCTACGCTAAGCGGTGTCGTGAAAGCTGTTATTGGCGGTGTAGATTATGCCGTTGCTGTCGCAAAAGGCGAAGCAGCGAACGATATTGCTACCCGTTTAGTCGCAGTTATTAATGCTGGCGATTATTGCCCTGCAACTGCAGCCGTGAGCGAAGGCACCATTACCTTAACAGCAAAATGTAAAGGTGCAATTGGCAATGAAATTTCAATTAATGCAGTTAGCCGCGCTGATGGTATTAGTGTGACCTCAGCTGTATTTAGTAATGGTGCAGAAAATGCGGATTTAACTGCTGCACTAGCATCTGTTGCAGGTCAGCATTATCACGTCATTATTTCTCCATTCGCTGATGATAAAAATGCAAAAGCGTTACGTGAACATTTAGACTTGGTTGCAAGCCCGGTTGAGAAAAAACCTGGTGTGGGTGTATTAGGTTTTAATGGCACATTGGCAAGCGGCACTACGTATACCGAAAAAATCAATGCGAACCGCATTACTGTGGGTTGGTATAAAGGTGCGGTGGAATCAAATGCATTAATTGCAGCAGGTTATGGTGCGATTATTGCAGGCGAAGAAGACCCGGCTAAACCGTTAAATACGCTTGAGATTAAAGGTTTAACTCCCGTTGATGCCACTCAAACACCATTAAAAACCGAAGTCAATCAGGCACTTTTCCATGGTTTAACACCTATTACGGTGGTGAATAATCGTGTGCAAATTATGCGTGCAATTACGACTTATACCAAGTCGTCAGCGAATGTAGATGACCCTGCGTGGTTAGATTTAACTACAATTCGCACGCTTGACTATACGCGCAAAGCGATTGAACAACGCATTGCCTTGCGTTTTCCACGTGCGAAGTTATCCAATCGCACACCACCAAAAGTGCGTTCGGAAATCCTTGATGTGTTGTATCGCTTAGAAGATTTAGAAATCTTGGAAAATATTGATGCTAACAAGAATAAATTGCTTGTGGTACGCAATGGACAAGATCCAAATCGTTTAGATACGGCAATCCCAGCGGATGTGGTAAATGGCTTACACGTTGTAGCTAACCGTATTGATTTAATTTTATAGGGGGCTTAAATGGCTGAAAAATATGCTGGCTCGGCAGTGTTAGAAGTAAATGGCGTTGAAATTGAAATTACTGATTTAAACGTTACAAAACAAACAGGCCGAAAATTAGTGAAAACCATGAACTCAGAAGGTCGTGCACGTGGTTTTGCCAAAGGAATTGCGACTTGGGAGCTATCATTGACTGCCGCTCTGCCGATTGATGGTTCAGAGATTGATTGGGCGGAAATAAATGATGCGAAGATTACAGTGTATCCACTTAATAAAGACGATAAACGCACCTCTTATCTTGGCTGTTTTACTACGCAAGTCGGTGAAAAATATACCGTCGATAACGAAGCCGTGATTGATATTCAGATGACTGCTCTCAAAGAGGTCAAAGAATAATGCGTCTATTATTAGGTATTCCTTACGGTGATAGTCGTTATTTTGACTTTGACGTGCGATTACTTACCTTGGGTGGCGAATGTGCAGCCCTTGAGAAAGTCGCCGAGCTTGGTTTAGATGAGAAAGAAAAACTCACGAAAGCTGAGCAAATGCTCGTGGACTTGGCTTATTTATCTGAGCAGCTTGATATTATCGGTATTGCACAAGATAAACTCACGCCACAGTTTTTATTGGACAATCTTGCTACAGATGATTATGTGTTGATTACGCAAGCTATTGCTGATTTGCGAAAAAAGCACATCGACGCTGGGGAAAGCCAGAGCAAAGTCGAAGCCGAATAAAACAACAACACAGTGTGTTTGAAGCTGAGAAAAATTACCGAAATGCGGTCATTTTATTAGCTAAATTCGGCTTTAGCGCTGCGGAGGTAAGAGCAATGAGCCATACAGAAGTGTCTGCTTGGATTGGTAGTTGGCAAAAATCTCAAGGTATTAAAACACAGGCGGAAGATGGTGATACGGTGCATTACAACCTTATGCGTCGTAAAAATAAAGGGGCGTAAGCCCCTTTTTTTGTAGATTTAAAAGAAGTTTAAAAAGGGTTTAAAAATGGCAGAGTTAAATTTAGCCATGACACTCAAGGCTCGCGATCAGGCAAGCCGAGTATTCCGTCAGGCGCAATCCCAAATTACACAAAGTACACGAGCCATGGCAAGCGCTCGCGAAACATTAGGCGTGCGAAGTGAACATAAGATCCAGCAAGAGATCAATCACACTATTGCGGCTTATAACCGTTTGAAACGTAGTGGTACTGCAACCAGTCGAGAGTTAGCTCGCGCGGCTGATGCAACACGTTTAAAAATTGCGGGGCTTAATGCTGAAATGGGGAAAACGTCTTGGGGACAACGCTTAGGTAATGTAGGCACTGCAATGGCAAGCGTTGGAGCTGGTATGGCCGCAGGTGCGATGGTAATGGCTCAACCCATGAAAAAACAAATGGATTATGACCGCCGATTGGCAATGGTTTCAAACACCGCCTTCTCCGACCGAGACGTGGCTGGGCGAATTGCCGGAAAGAAAGAATTACATGAAGCGGTAAAAAGTGCGGTAGAAAATGGTGGCGGGACGAAAGAAGAAGCACTTGATGCATTAGATAAAATGCTCGCTTCCGGTTCTGTTAAAGCTGATACAGCAATGAAATTATTGCCAACGTTACAAAAAGCAGCTGTAGGTACAGGAGCAAGTACAGAGGACTTAGCTCAAATTGCCATTTCAGCTATGCAACAATTCGATATTAGTGAAGATAAGATTGGCGAAGTTTTAGATAAAGCGGTCGCAGCAGGACAAGCCGGTAATTTTGAATTGTCAGATATGGCTCGTTGGTTGCCTAAGCAAATGGCCGCAGGTAAAGCGGCTGGTTTAAGCGGTATGAATGGCTTAGAAGCGTTACTAATGGCAAACCAACAGGCACGAGTTACAGCTGGTTCTGAAGATGAGGCAGGTAATAATTTATCTAATTTATTAGTCAAAATTTCTGCTAAAGAAACAAATGAACGATTCAGAAAACTCGAAATAAAGGGAAAAGACGGTAAAACTCATGGTATTGATTTCATCAAATCCATGGAGAATGAGAAAAAGCAAGGTAAAAATTCACTTGAAGCCTTTATGTCTATTATGGATATGGTTGTAGGACAAGATGACAAATATAAAGAGTTGCAAAAGAAATTAAAAACAGCGAAAAAGGAAGATCAAGCTGGAATTATTAAAGAAATGTCTAATTTGGTAGAAGGCACTGCTATTGGGCAAATCGTATCAGACCAACAAGCTCTGATGGCTCTATTGGGTATGCGTAATAATGTTCAGCTAGGGAAAGAAGTCCAGGAACAATTACAGAATTCTAATGGTGCTGTCGATAAATCACATGCCGTGATACAAGACACCAACAGTGCCAAATTGGAAAACGCCAAAAATAGCTTTGAATTTGCCCAAATGGAGGGAGTTAAGGGTTTTAATGATGCCCTTGGCGATGCGGCAGTCAAATTAACGGAATATGCAAAGGCTTATCCAGACCTCACAAATACCGTTGTGCGAGCAGGCACTGTTATTACGGCTTTAAGTGCAGCGGCTGTTGCGGCAAGCGGTGCATTGGCATTGTTAGGCGGCAAGCGTGCCAGCTTAGGATTAGGAGGTGATATCGCAGATGCGGCAAGTGGTTTAGGTCGAAAAGGTAAAATCAATAAAGGGATGAAAGGTGGAAAAGGCTTGTTATCACTGAGTAGTTTAGCATTTACTGGTTTAATGCTTGCAGCTGACCACCGCACGACTGCTGAGGCTATTGCCGAAGAAAAAGCCGAAGCCAAAACACCACAAGAAAAACAACTTGAAAATCAATTTTACGCAAGGGCTTACGGTGGTAATAAATCAACAACAAGCCATTATGCACCACAGGGGTTTGGTTATAACAAAAATTCTGTATGGGGAATGGCTGGCCGTGCGGGTGAAGTGGCTGAAATCGCACGTAAAGATGAGGTTGCGAAGGAGCGTTTAGCACGTGGCACGCTTACACAAGCCGAATATGATGCAAGAACATCACAAAGTGCTGCCAAAATTGCCAACATGAATAATCGTGGACAAGGCTATTCCGGATTATCCATTGCCGCCAACGATACCAACTCTACACTGAGTCAAACACTCGGTAATTTATCTGGTTTAGCGAATTATCAAGCAGACTTTCAGCAGTTTGGTAAAACCATCAGTGACGGCTTGAAAGCAGCGGTGGAAAGTCAGAATTTCACCATTCAAAATGAAATTAAAGTGGATTTAGATGGGCGGATTGTGGCTGAACAAACGTCTCAGTATCAATATCAAGATTTAAAACGGGGGTAATAGATGAAAGGTTGGACGGCTCCATTACAACGTGCTAGCTATCGCGGTGTGCGATTCGAAGTGATGTCGGTTGATGATGAGATCACTCGTGCCACAATCGAACACGCCTATCCTTTTGTGAACGGTGCGGATGTAGAAGATTTAGGATTAAATCCGTTGACCGTACGTTTGCAAGCCGTGTTTTATGGTGAAGGTTATTATACTGATTTCAAAAAATTCTTAAGTGTGCTGGGAAAACAAGGGGCTGATGTATTAGTCCACCCTATTCGCGGACGATTGCAAAATATGATTTGTACGTCGGCATTGTTTCATCATGAAGCGGACATGATTGACTATGTGGCCATTGATTTAACCTTTACCGAAAGCACCCCAGCAGAGCCGATTTTTGTATTTGAAAGTGCATTTCTTGCTCGTCTTGATGCACTACTTACGCAACTTGAAGATTTTGTTGATGATGTATTGGCATTGTATGGTGAGTTTATGGAGGTTGTGTCATTTGCTGCCAATATTAAATCGCGTTTATTGGGCAGTTTCGGCGCATTATTTGGTTGTTTTGAGCAAGTTAGAAGTTTGTTTGATTTAGATAAGAATAAATATCCTATCTCTAATACTGTATCCTCTACAGATTTTAAAGTGAAAAGCTTAAACTCGGCTCTTCATTTAGCGGCTATGTTGGAAACGGGACTCTCACAGATTATCAATCGTCGAGATTTAACCACTCGCGCTAAGTTTGATGAAATGTTGCGTACCTTAAAACAAATTAAACAGATCCCCTCTGATTTGGTAACAGGTAAAAATATTAAATCAGCCAGCCAACATGCTGTTATGAAATCGTTACCATCAAAATTATCAAATAACGATATACAGGCGGTGTCATTGTTTATGCGATTAGTTAGTTCGGGTGTGTTGCTTAAATCCGCGACAGAATTAATTGAAGATGACGCTTTGTTGCCGCAAGATGTGGACTATATTACCACGGAAGTGCGAGTGGAAATATTAGAGAATTTGGCATTGCTACGCCAACAAATTGCAGAAGAACAGCAGGCCGTAAATAGCGCTGGTAAGCCTAATACTGGACTTTACACCACCGCACACCACACCATGGAACAATTTAAACAACATGCTCATCAGTTTACTCAACTTGCGATTAATGCGATTAACCGCAAGCCACCTTTAATTATTCGAGCTGCACCCATGAGCGGGACAGTGCAACAAATCGCTCATGCTTTTTATGGCGATTATAAACGTGCGGATGAGTTATTGCGTTTAAATCCACAGGTACGTTATCCAAATTATATTGAGCAAGGTGAGGTATTAAATAGCTATGTCAGATAATTATCCTTACGAAAATGATGTTGTCGTTGAGATTGATGGTAAGTCCCATAATAATTGGAAAAGTTATGATATAGACAGTGATTTTTTAATCCCAGCAGATGCTTTTGCGTTTGATATTGGTGTGCCGTCAGACAGTACTGTATTACCGGACTACTCTGGGGCAGAAGTGAAAGTACGTATTAATGATATGTTAGTCATGACAGGCATTGTGGATACCGTGCAGCATGGTATTAGTAAAACAAATCGAACCTATCGACTAAATGGTAGAGATAAAGCCAGTGTGCTTGTTGACTGCTCTGCACCCATTACGAACGTGAAGGGGTTAACGGTGTTAGATGCAGTAAAAAAGATTGTAGAACCGTTAGGGATTAAACAGGTTCAACTTAAAGCAGAAAACAATCCATTTTTAGATAAGGTAGATATTGATGTTGGCGAAACTGCGTGGAATGCTGCCATGCGTTGTGCTAATTCTGCTGGCTTGCACTTGTGGTTTGAACCCAATGGCGTGCTGATTGTAGGCGGTGCGGATTACAGCACACCACCTGTTGCAACGCTATGCTGTATGAAAGACGGTAGTCAAAATAACTTTGAGCAGGCTGATTTAAGCTTTGATGTATCAAATCGGTTTAGTGAGATAACCTTTTTAGCTCAAAGTCACGGCAAACAAGGACAAGACAACAAAAACGATCTGAAATGGGTTTATAAAGATTCGGAGATGACTACCTATAAACCTAAAACTGTAGTGGTATCTGATGTTGATAACCTTGAAGCGCTGCAAAAATGGGCAAAGAAATATATCGCCGACAGTATACTTGAAGGGTTTACATTAACGATTATTGTACCTGATCATAAAATGCAAGATGGCACATTGTGGCAACCTGGTCAGCGGGTGCATGTGATATGTGAAGAATATGATATTGATGCAATCTTCTTTCTAATGGGGCGTCGTTTCATATTAAGTCGTCAAGGCGGTACGCAAACAGAGCTACGGTTTAAGCAAGACGGTATCTGGACACCAGACGCTTATAGTGCAAAAGCAGAAAAAGCACGTAAGCGTAAAGGTAAAAAAGGTAAGAAGAAAAAGAATAATGGTGAACTTTGGGCATCAAATGGACAAGGTGGTTGGACGAAATGAGACGATTAAGCCAAGCAATACAACAACAAGCGCAAGGTGCAGTAAATGATATTCGTCAAGCTTTTAGAGGGATACTTCACCTGGTGAAAAGTGCAGATAACATTCAGAAAGTGCAAGCATCTGGATTATCAGATGAAACACTTCAGGACGTAGAGATGATGCAGCAATTTGGGTTTACGTCGGTGCCGCCTGCAAATACTCAAGCAGTGATTATCCCTATTGGCGGGCAAACTAGCCATGGCATTGTCATTGCGACTGAGAACGGTTCTTTCCGCGTGAAAAATTTGCAAGGTGGCGAAGTTGCTGTTTATGATGAAAGTGGCTCTAGTATTGTGTTAAAAAAGGGGCGGTTAATTGAGATTGATTGTGATGTGTTAAAGATTAAAGCGTCAACAAAAGTGGATATATCAAGCCCACTGGTTGAAACAGATCAGGTCTTTACTGCACAAGGTCAAATTAACGGAAATGGCGGTATGGCGGTGAAAGGCGGCAGTGGTGCGAGTTTTACCGGTAACGTGAAACAACAAGGCGGAGGTTTTACTACAGACGGAGATGTGAAAGCAGGTACTATATCATTGCGTAATCACAAGCATCCTGGTGATAGCGGTGGTGAAACAGGTCGACCTAAATAAAATGCTAAAAGGAGGTGCTGAAGTCAGTCACCTCTTTTCTTTTCTCTAAATCCCTTATCCTGTCACTATGGACAGAGAGATCAGCCCGCTTACCGGCGACTACACAAGTAAGCAAATTAGTACACTGCAAAATGCAGTGTATACCAGACTAACCACACCCTTAGGCACCTGGTGGGCAGATGGGCGTGTAGGCTCTTTGCTCCATACTATCCCTAAAGAAAAGGATTTGCGACATGTTGGGCCACTTGCTCAACAATATGCAGAAGAAGCCTTACAACCGTTGATTGATGATGGGCGTGCAGACGAAATCATTGTGACTTATACACAACCCCACAGCGGATTATTAATTTTAGATATATCCATTCGAGATAACCGAGGTGAAACCTATCAATTTAAACACCCGGTAAAAGTTATTTAAAAAGGGTTTAAATCATGTTTATTGTGCCAAGTTTAGATGATATTCGCCAAACTATCTTGCGTGATGTGCAATCGTTAGAACCGCTAGCTGATGTGAATGTGGATAGTGATTATTATGCCCGTGCGAGCAGTTTAGCTGCCGTTGCTGAAGGTATTTATTCCCATCAAAAATGGATAATCAAGCAATTTTTCCCCGATACCGCTGACACAGATTTTTTAGAAAAACATGCCGCTTTGCGTGGTATACGCCGTCGTAATGCAACGTCTGCAAGTGGTACTGGTGCAACTGTCACAGGTCAAGTCGGTGCAGAGATTAAAGCGGGTTTACAAATTAAAACCGATGATAACCGGTTTTATGAGACAACCGCGAATGCAGTTATCTCAAGTAATGGTGATGTTACCGTACCAGTACGCGCATTAGCCACGGGGGCAAGTTATAACATTACTACTGCAACAAAAGGCAGTTTTATGGCGGCTCCTGTTGGCGTGCAAAGTGATGTTGTATTAAACAATATTATTGGTGCGACAGATGCTGAAAGTGATGCATCGTTACTTGAGCGATTGCTTGAGATTATTCGCCGTCCACCTGCTGGGGGAAATCGCTATGACTATCGTATCTGGGCATTATCAGTAGATGGTGTGGATGCTGCTTATGTTTATCCACTGAGACGAGGATTGGGTACGGTCGATATTGCCATTACCTCTAACAATGATGTGCCGAGTGATGAAACAGTGCAACGCTGTCAAACATATATTGATGATGTCCGCCCTGTGACAGCGCGTGAAAGCAAAGTGGTGAAACCTAATGTAACAAAAGTGAATTTTAATATTCAGGTGAAAATCAGTGGAGTGACTTTGCCAGAAATTAAGGCGGCTATTTTAACCGCACTTTCGGATTATTTTAATACATTGTTCCCAGGTGATGATCTCATTGTGTCCCAATGTGAAGCAGTGGTGAATAACTTGGTAGGTGTGGTTGACCGTAAGTTTACGGCACCCATCAATAATTTAAAAGCAGATGTACGCACGAAAATAGAATGGTTCCGACTTGGTACGATTACAGTGACGGAGATGGCGTAATGCTGATTGACCATAAACAAGTGCTATCTAAACTTTACCCACCTATTTCCTACAACATTAATGGTGAGCATTTCTTGGCTCAATGTGAAGTGGATGGTAATGCCTTTAATCGCTTACAACAAAAAGCCAATGATATGTTAAACGTAGTTGAGCCTATCACCTCAAATTCCATGTTAGCAGATTGGGAGCGTTTATGTGGGATTAAAACTGATTTTGGCAAAAGCTATCAAGAAAGAGTGAAGAGAGTTATTGCCCAGTTGAATGCTATTGGTGGGTTATCTATCCCTTATTTTATGAAAATTGCAGAAAGCATTGGGTACAAAATTGAAATTAAAGAGTTCTCACCTCTTGCTAATGACTTGCCTAACCCTGGTGATTTAGCTCAATTCCGCAACGAAGCCAGAGAAAATCTTATTTTTATGTGGCGGGTATCTGTACTCAATGGTGATAACAATATCGTGTATTTCCGTGCGGGAAGCTCTTTTGCGGGCAATCATTTAGTTGAATTTGGTGACTCGATTATTGAGGAGTTCTTCCGAGATTTAAAACCTGCACATACTTACTGTTATTTTGCTTATCAAACAGGATCTTAATATATGAAAAGTTTAATGCCTCAAATTGATTCCAATGATGGCCTTTTTCACAATGGTAATCCAGCAACAGGCGAACAAGGCACGCGAGTAACCGATACGTGGCTTAATAATTTGCAAGACCGAGTACGCGATGTACAAGCAGAAGCGCATTATGTATTGCAAAAAGCGGGGTTCCAGCCCGTAGAAAATAAGCAAACTCAGCTTTATGAGGCGATTGTTAAGATTATTGATGATAACCGCAAATCCGCCAGCACAACGCAAAAAGGCGAAGTGCGGTTGACAAGTGATACAGGGTTGGACAGCGAAGAACTAGGATTAACTGCCAAAGCAGGTAAAAAACTCGCGCAACTGATTGCGACGGTGCAGCTTGCGTTAAATAACTATATCCCTCTTAACAAACGATCATCCGCAGTCAATAGCAACGACGAAAATAATGTAGCAACATCAAAAGCAGTAAAGACAGCTTACGATAAAGGCGTTGAAGCCAAAAATGCGGCAGATAATGCCCAACATAGTGCAGATGCGGCAAATAATAATGCAAACGGTCGAGTATCTAAATGGGGCGATACAATTACTGGAAGTCTTGCCATTACGGGTAGTCAATCTGGCGGTTTTGCCAATGGGCTTATGCTTAAAAATAAAGCTGGCGGTCCAAATACAAGTGTGTTTGTTGATTTTTTCCAGTCCGACAATATCCCTCGCGCATCAATGTGGATGAAAGACGCGGGTAATAATTCAACTCAAATTGAATTTCTCAACACGCCAGAGGGTGCGGATTGGAATATAGACAGCCGACAAAATGTATTTACGATTACATCATCAGGTAACCTGTGGAGTAGAGCTTATGGATGGCTACATGATAAGTTTGCGAGTAAATCTGAGGTCTATGCGAAAAGTAGATTTAGACACCAGTGGTATGGGAATCACTATGAAGGTGCTGGAGTGTTTGATGTGCCAATGGGCGATAATGGAGTAATGCGCACTATTATAATGGGGGCAACAATTAATGGGTATGCCAAGCTTAATTTGCCGGAATCATTTAATGGGGTTTGCCGAGTACAAGTAATGGATGTGGGGAGCGGACGTCATGTTGTTGGAGCAAATATCCAAAACGGCAACGTTGTGGAGGTATTTACTTATGGACAAACAGGGTTAAGCATTATCGCTATTGGTTGGTATGGATGGTAAATATGATGTTATTTAATTTAGACACAAAACAATTTTTGCCGGATTATATCCCGCATGACAATAACGGACAGTGGGTCAATGTTGAGTCTCAAACGGAAATTGATGAGATATCACTCAGCATTACTGGCGGTGGCGCAGTATGGATTGAAAATGGAAAAATAAAATGCTCAGGCAAGGCTCCTAGTCCATTCCATGTGTTCAATATGGCAACAAAATCCTTTGAGCTATCAAAGGAAAAACAAACCGCACTTTTAGCCGATACTCAAACTCGCCTTATTGCCAACATCGACGAGCACGCGGCAGCAATTTATAGCACTTGGACGCGCTTTGAGTCTGAGTATCGTGAGCGCCAAGCCTCGGCAGAAGCCTTTAAATCCGCAAATTATGAAGGCGAGTGCAGTCGATATATCTCAGATTTTGCTCAGCGTGCAAAACTGGATAATAAGACCGCAACAAACCTGATTTTGACACAAGCAGCAGGGCTTGAAAAACTACAAGTTGAACTAGCCAACCAACGCATGCGTAAGTATGAGCTCAAAGCACCTAATCTCAAACTTGAGCAAATGCAGTCAATCTATGATGACATCATCAAACAAATGGATCACTTGATGGAGGCTTATAACAATGGCTAATGTTTATTTGGCACTTTATAAAGGTAAAAAAACAGGGCTTAAACCCACCGCACTTTTGGCGCGTTTTTCAGACTGGCTCACCCGTAAACTGACAAAAGGGCCTTACTCTCACTGCGAAATTGCTGTTGAGCGCATTGAGTACACATCAGGCCATCACTATGAGCATGAGCTCCATTATGACTGTTATTCGTCATCTATTCGCGATGGCGGGGTGCGTTGTAAAGAGATTGATCTCGCCGAAAGAGATAAGTGGGATTTGGTGTTGTTAGATGGTGTTAGCGAGGCAGAGGTTAAGTTTTATTTTAACTCCACAAAAGGGAGTAAATACGATTGGTGGGGCGCTATTGGCATTGTATTAGGCATCAAACAAAAACGCAGTAAATATTTTTGCTCTGAGTGGTGTTTCAATGCAATCACCGGTAAAACTCAAGGTTGGCGATTCAGCCCAAATCAACTAGCAACGATCTTTAAAAAGGATAAGCAATGAATAAACTTACCATTGAATATTTAACAGAATTAGTGGATGACGTTGAGTATGTACATCAAGGTTTACTGACTATCTGCACAATTACGTTAAAAAATGGCTACAAATTGGCTGGCACTAGCGTCTGTGTTGATAATCAAAACTATGATCCGCTTATTGGTAACAATTGTGCTTTTGCCAACGCACTCGATAAATTGTGGGAACTGGAGAGTTATCTGTTAAAGCAAAAAATTTACGAAAGCCAAAATAACAAAGTAACCTTACGCAACGGCAATCAAGGCGAGGTTGTATATACAAGCCCATTCGGCAAGTTGCTAGTGATTGAAGATAATGGTGACGAATTACCAGCAGTGCATTGGCATAATGCGGACGGTTCGTTTTATGCGGATTGTGCGAGTGATTTAGATATAGTTCAAGAATAAAGACGGCGACACTATCTGTGCGGTAACACGGATAATGCCAGCTAAGCAGAATGAGCCTGCATATAGCTATATGCCGCCTACCTCGCGAGGCAGGCGGTATTTTAACAAAACCGCTAAAAATGGGAAAGTATATGCAGAATTTAAAAGAGATCCGTTGCCAATGTTGCAACAAATTATTGGCAAAAGTCGGCACAGTGAAATATTTAGAAATCAAATGTAGTCGCTGTAAAACCATTAACCATATTAATTAACTTGATTTGAGTGTCGGAGTGTCAAGAACACCGGAACGCCATAGATAAGAAGGAAAAAACT